GGGCAGATGCAGAACATAGATACTTCTATACTCATCATGTACACCACAAATCGAGTAAGGACTTTATCAATGTCACAGTAGAGACTCTAAGAAGTCCAAGCCCAGCGGACTCATGGCATCATAGAAACGGATATATAAGCAAAGAAGCGGTAGAAGCGTTTATACATTCAAAAGAATTTGGACAAGTTGCTAGATTAACTCATTTTTATTGATATATTTGTACTTCATAATTTAGTTAGGTTTTTTTAATTGTTTGTTTAAGCCCTCAGAAATGGGGGCTTTTTCTTTGTATAAAAAAAAAAATAAAAAAAAACTGTTTAAAACTTGTGAGATATAAACATTGTGCTTATATTTGTAGAAACAAAAACGAAAAACATGATTACCACAAACACATTATCACTAACAGAGAAGCAAGAGGATAACTTTCGTTCATTAATTGAGTCAGAATTTACCAAACAGTTTACAAGTGATTGGAATCACTTCTCTTTTGAAGGAACAAGATTAAATTTTAAATCGATGCGTTTCGAATGTGTACATGAGATACACACTGAATGCGGGCTATCTTTTTGGGGAACTATCGAACTAAACGAAAAAAAGAAGGGATTAAAAAGAACTATTAAATTTATCGAACAATAAACAAAAACAAGGGGGCGAAAGCTCCCCATTTAAACACTTAGAATTATGACAATACACACAACGACATTAGGAAACAGAACATTCTACATCAACAGAACTAAAGATGGAGAGCTTAACTACAACAGCCTGAACGAGAAAACAAATAGAACATTTCACTACAAAACTGCATTGAAGTACTACTTAGCATTAAAAAAAGCAAAATAATCAAGAGCATTTAGAAAAACAAAGGGGGGCGAAAGCTCCCCATTTAAACACTTAGAAATTATGACAATATTTGTATTATCAAACGAAAGCGGAATTGTAAAGGCAACAGCTGCACTAGATGAAGCTACAATCTGGAAAGCTCAAGGCGGAACTTATAAAGAAGTTCTATTCTCAGAAGGTACAGAGCTAGTAGGTAAGCTAGAAGATGACTGTGTAGAAATCTATAACGATGAAGATGAACATATAGCAAGCGTTGAAAAATGTAACAAGACTAGCTTATGGAAACTAGGAAACGCATTCCTAGAGGACATTAATTTAACTGAATACCTAGACGATGACATTAAGCACGAAATAAGAAGCATCAAAGAAAGCGAACCATGTAACGAAGATATGGAGTTTGATGCGAAAAGAGATTATGAACGAATGCACAAATACTTATAGACATGAATAACAATAAAAAGATACATGCGTTTTTTAACGCTTCTAACGACACTTCTAATGTTGATAATGTATTTATACCAGCGAGTAGGTTAAAGTCGCTTAGAATCGCTAAAACAATACAACCAGCGCAACGTGCTACATTTAATGAAGTGTTCCAAAACGTAAGAGAAGAATTATTAACTATAAAATCAAAATAAAATGAATACAAAAATTCAGAAAATCAAAGAGTACATTGAAGGGAAAGAGCTAAAAAAGCCAAACAGAGTAAGAGAGATAGTAAATACTAGGGCTATTATTTGTCATTTACTGAAAGAGGAGGGCTTGAATCTTACAGAAACTGGTAGGATGTTTGGGCGTAAGCATGATTGGGCAATCTATATGCGTAAGCACTACGATAATCTAAGGCAATACCCAGATTACCAAGAAATAGAAGATAGGTTAAGAGAAGATTTTAATGTGTTTACTTTTGAGCAACAGTTTTTAAATTGTCAAAGTTATACAGATTTTATTAACTTGCAGCAGCAATTTAAAAATTATAACTAATGAAAGGATACATTCAAATTCATAGGCAAATCTTAGAGTGGGAGTGGTTCGATGACCACAATACTTTTAGGCTGTTTATGTATTTACTATTAAAAGCAAACCACAAGCAAAGGAAGTACAAAGGAACGACCATAAAAGCTGGGGAGCTGGTTACTGGTTTGAGTGTTTTATCTCAGCAAACTGGACTAAGTGTTCAACAAATTCGCACAAGTATAAAACGTCTAAAATCAACAAACGAAATAACAAGCGTTTCAACTTCGCAAGGCACTAAGATTCAAGTAGTTAACTATCTGAAATATCAACTGCTAACAAGCGAACTAACAAACCAGCAACAAACGAACAACAAACGAACAACAACTAACAATAATGTATATAATGTAAATAATGTAAATAAAGACTCAGTACCTAGTGTAGAAGAGTACTTAAAACACGCATTAAAAAGAAAGCCTAACGTATGTCCTGAAGATGTAAAACTTAGATACTATTCTTGGGTAGATAATGACTGGAGTATTAACAGAAACGGAATCAATAGACCTATTAAAAACTGGAAGTCTACCTTAACCAATACGCTCAAGTATTTAAACGAACGATATACAAAACCTATTGAACCTATTAAAGAATCTTTGGAAGATAGAGTAAAAAGGTTAAATTTGGAACATAAACAAAAAGGCTGAATTATGGACATTGTAAAGGAAAACGAAATAAAAGAACGGCTAAAGGATTACTACCATACTGGTGGAGGCGTTACATACTACTTAGGATTTAATACGCTAGGAAGTTTGTATAGCATCAAAGAAGGAGGCTGTACTGATTGGTCTGGACTTCCTGGAAGCGGTAAAACAGAGGTACTACTAGACTGTTTAAAATTTTGCTCTAGGCATTACAGACATAAGCACCTTATCCATATGCCAGATGCTGGTACTATTGAGGAGATTATAGGAAAGCTAATACACAAAATGAGTGGTAAACAGTTTGAAGAGTTTTATATTGATTCAGATGGCAATAAACGACTAATTGAAAATAGAGTAACTCCAGAAGAGCTAGACCATTACTTACCTATTGTTCTTGAGTTCTTTAAAATACTAGACCCAAAGAAAGCGAATAACTCAAAAGCGTTAACTCCAAAAGAGTTTTGGCAGTTCTCAGCAGACAATAAAAAAGAGCTAGGTATATTCTCAGCCGTCATTGATAGCTGGAACTATATGAAGCATGATGTAGGACTTTTAAGATACGACCAATGGCTAGAAGATACTTTAAGCTTTAGAAACGAACTAGCTGAAAGAAACGCTTTGCACTTTCATACAATCATACACCCTAAAAGCGGTAAGAAGGTGGATGGTAAAACACAGATGCCAGACATGCACGACTTAAAAGGAGGTTCTGAATGGGCAAACAATGGTAAAAGTATTATAATTGTGCATAGAGAGTTTGGAAGTAGCGTTACAGACATTAAAATAAACAAGGCAAAGCCTAAAATTGTAGGAGTTCAAGGCTTAACTTCTTTGCAATACGACATAAAACAAGGGGCTTTCTATGAATTTATTGACGGAAAAAAGAAATTTGCAGAGCCACAGAGGAAACCTTTAGCAGATTTAAGTACATTTATAAACGAAGATTTTTAAATTATGATTTATTTTAACAAATTGACAGACTACCAAAGCGAGATATTAAGCGATGGTAAAATTATTGGAACGCTGGAGAAACTAGCTAACGAATACTACATTATAGAAATAGATTACTTTGAGTTCCCAGTTAAGATAGAAAACAAGCATTTGATAAAAGGCATAATAGAAAAGGTTTACTCTAAGGTAAGAGCTAGAGACTTGAGAAGCATGAAAAAGTTAAGACCATACTCACAATTTAAAACTTTATCATAATGCAGTTTAATTCTAATTTTGCCTATGACTTAAAAGTAGGTCAAGTAGCTGAGGAAGCACTAGCTGAAATACTACAAAACAAAAAAATAGAAATTAAGAGAGACTTAAAAGCGTTTAAGACTGGTAATATTTTTATAGAGTACGAATCAAGAGGCAATAAAAGTGGAATAGCAAAAAGTAAAGCTGACTACTATTGTTTTTTTATTTCAGATTATAGACTGTTTTTAATAGAAACCATAGAACTAAAAAATATTTGTAGAAGATATTTAAACACAAATAGAGACGTAAAAGGAGGAGACTCCAATACGAGTAAAGGTATTTTACTACCAATAAAAAATCTAATAAATGAAATGTAAAAACTGCGGAGACGAATTTAAGCCAGTATCTTTTAATCGAAAGTACTGCATAGAGAATCCATGTAACGACAAATACTACGAGGAGCTACAAAAGAAAGCCTTAAAAAAGTGGAACAAGGAAAAGAAAGCAAAGAAGGAAGAGCTTAAAACTGTTTCAGATTTGATGAAGGAAGCGCAAAAGGCGTTTAATGCTTTTATAAGAGAGAGAGATAAAGACAAGCCTTGCATAAGTTGTAACAGATTGTTAGTTGGTAAGTTCGATGCTGGTCACTATTTCAGCACGAGTCACAAAAACGTAACTTTTCACGAAGACAACGTACATGGACAATGTGTATTTTGTAACAGACATAGGCATGGAAACCTTATAGAATATCAAATAGGTATAGAAAAACGAATAGGAGCGGATAGATTGTTTTATTTGCATCAACTAGCTCATCAAGAATACAAGCCAAGCAGAGAACAAGTGAAAGAAATTATAAAAGAATACAAGCAGAAACTTAAAACTTTACAGAATAAATAGTATATTTACAAACAAAAATCAAAAATTATGAACACATTTAACGAAGAATTAGAGAAGAGAAAGCTAAGCATTTACAAGAGTCTAGCTGCTTTCCAACAAGAATGTCCAGTAATTGCGAAAGCAACTAGCGGCCATAACTACAAGTATGCTGACCTTCCAGCTATCTTTGAGGTTATCAATCCAATTTTAGCAAAGAATGGCCTAGGATTCACTCAATTACTACAAGGGAATTCAATCCAAACTATTTTATTCCATGTAGAAACCGGTGAGACTATCGAGAGTATTACAGAGATTCCACAGGACGAAGCGTCTCGTATGAATATTTTCCAATCTGCCGGCTCGGGTGTGACGTACTTCCGCCGCTACAGCCTCAGTTCGATGCTCGGTATTGTGACTGATGTAGATACAGACGCAGCGAAGCAGCCATTACCGAACGACAGATTCGAGAAAGCTCTTGCAGCAATCGAGAAAGGTACAATCAAAAAAGAGCAGATTATTAACGGCTTCAAGTTAACTGCTGAGCAACTTAAAAAACTAGGATAATGAAAGACTTAAAGATAAGAGCCTCACAGCTTGGTAAGCTAATGGCGACAGATAGTAAAACAAGTATCACTCAGAAGCAGCTGGTAACCTTAAATGGGTTACTGGCTAAGATTAAGCTAACAGAGAAACAAGCAGAGCTAAGAGATACGTTACTACTCAAGAGAGATGCAGAGCCAGAACTAAGTAAAGGAGCTAAGAGCTACATTACAGAGCTATATTTAGAGCGTGAGTTTGGTATTAAGCAAGAAATAAACTCTAAGTACCTAGATAAAGGTAACGAAGTAGAGAAAGCTTCTATCGAGCTTACAAGCATATTACTAGAGAAAGACTTTCTTTTTAAGAATGATGAGTATTTTGAGAATGACTTTGTACTAGGTACTCCAGACGTATTGACAGAGGACAGCGTTATAGATGTTAAATCTAGTTGGTCTGCTGCTACATTCCCATTTTTTGATACTGAACTAAAGAACAGCATATACGAATGGCAGCTCAAGGCGTACATGTGGCTAACTGGTAAGACTGAGAGCTTTCTATGTTATTGTCTTGTTCCAACTCCAGAGAACTTGATACTTGATGAAATGAGAAGAGTAAGCTGGAAACGTGGAGAGGGTGCAGAAGTATCTGAGGAAACAGAGCGAGAAGTAATAGAGTACTTTGATATATCTAAGATTCCAACGGAGAAGAGATTAAAAGCGTTTAAGGTTATCCTAACAGATGAAGACATTGAGAAGATGAAAACTGCTGTAAAGATGGCTAGAGAATACTACAAAACACTAAGTTAATAAGCGGTAAGTTTTAAACACTACGTTAATTAATTAAAAAAGTTTCATATATTAACAAAAAAAAAGTAAAGAAAAATGGAAAATTTTAAAGTAAAGGGTACGATTTCAGAGATTACAGAAAAGAAAGTACTAGACAACGGAGCTGCTGTATTAGATTACGTAGTAGACACAACGTCAGAGAGTGGCTATGTTACTCGTATGAAGTTCGGAATGTACAAAAAAGCAGATTATGTAGAACACGTAGACAACTTTATTAAGTTTAATAACGTTGGAGATGTTGTAGAGGTCGAGTTTACAATAAGAGGACAAGAGTACAACGGAAAAGTCTACAACAGTTTGAACCATTGGAGATGTGACAAAGTAGAGATGTCAGATAGTCCGCATATAGAAGAGGCAAAAAATGACTTACCTTTCTAGTGACGAAATATTAATGGCAATTTTGAGCAAACCTAACGGAAGCGCA